AAAAAAAAAAAAAAAAAAAAAAAAAAAAAAAAAAAAAAAAAAAAAAAAAAAAAAAAAAAAAAAAAAAAAAAAAAAACTGTGAAAGAAAAACAAGCTGGACTGGCAAGCCAGTAGGAAGGGCAAGGACAGTAAAGAGTACAATGAAAATTGTACCATGCGCCCAATTTGTTACACCCTACAGTCTACAGTCTACATTTGTACATGGTACACAGCGCGAGTTCTCAGCTGGTGGCATCTCAGCGGCACATTCGGAGGTGCAACATGAGAATAAGAGAGATTAGAGAACTGCTATTCAACAAGGCGAAAGAACTGTCAGTCTTGGCTGAGAACCTGGCGGAAGATGGCAGCAGAAAGCTGTCAGACAGGGAGAACAAGATGGTCAGGCAAGTGCAGGCAGAAATCATGATTGACCAACTGGAAGACCTCGTAACTGCCTGGGAGAAATCTGGAGATGAAAGACACTTGGAAGAGTGCCTGACAGTCTTTGACAGAAACATCAACCTGGAGGTATGAAATGATACACACCTTCAAGGTCAAGCCAATGAAGTCCAGGTTGTTTCCTCCCGTCTTCCCCGTTGACATGCTGAGATACGATGCCTGTTGGCCTGCCACTACCGAAGCTGCAGTTGACATCGCAGTGAGCCTGAATACAGGAGATTTCTCTGACATTGAAGGCAACACTGTGATTGAACTGAAAGCAGATTGGCCTAAACACTGGCATCCCACCTATGAAAGGTGGAGATCATTCGGCTGGGTTGTAGTCAAGGGAGCGTAGCTTCCAGTAAATTGTCAAAATTTAACAAAATGCTGGGATGCTCCCAGCTGAGTGCTTGCGCAGAGTAAATAGAAGGGAGGTGATAAAATGAGCAGCTTTCAGTATTACCACACTTCAAGCAGGTTGACTGTCTATGCCCTTGCAGGCTTCATACTCGGAGTCCTGATTGGACTCGGACTGGACGCTATATTTTAGGCAGCTTGCCTGCACCTCCGACTGCCCAGCTGGGAGAAGTATTCCTGGCTGGGCTTTCGTACTTTGGAGCTTGCTCCAGTTTATCCACAAATAACTTACATTTTGTTGTTGTAATCTGGGATTGTACATGATACAATGTACACATACAATGGAGCTGCGGCCAAAACCAACTGCAGAGAAAGGAAGGTGAAAGAATGAAGAAACCCTATCACTTCACTGTACCGTCGGGCTACAGATGCCACGTTTGCGACAGGCACATTAAAGCAAACCTGGTGGCAAGGAAACAAGAAATCCCTAAACTCTGCTACAAGCATTGGATGCAGAAAGAGTACAAGAGGAGGAACAATGTCAAAAGAGGTAAGAGCCTGCACTAAATGTCCCCTTTACTCCTTTCCTCTCAGAAGATGCAAGCGAGGTCAGGTAAACCCAAGAACCAAGAAGGCGGCTCTCGACGCTGCAAAAGTCATGGGATCTGCATATGTTTGTGACTATTGCAAATGGAAGGATGCTGTCACAGCGCAATATGGAAGGGACTATTATGGAATCCTTTAACATTAAAGTGGTGGTAAGACACTGCAAGGGAGAGCCAGAAGTCAACCTTTCAATAGAGTATTATCCTGGTGAACCTGGTTCTTATGACTGCCCGCCCACCAACCCTGACTATGCCATCGTAGATGGTTATGGCCCAGAGGGTCAAATCGAAGAGAAAATCCTCCACTACATAGACGAAATCTACGCAGATCAAATCTGGGACAAAATCCAAGAAGCCCTCCAGCTTATAGAAGATGAAAATGAACTGAAGAAGATGGAAGCTGAGAGCATAGCTGAAGAGATGCATCTTGAACGCTTAAGAGAAGGGAGGTGATTTAATGCAAAAGAAGGCGTGCCAGTTTAAGTTGGAAGCACTCGACACTCTTGAACAGAAGAAGGCAGATATTAAGATAGCCCTCTTGAACGAAGATGATCCCTATGCCAGGATCAAGATGAACAATCGCCTCGCTGGAATTCAAGACGCTATTGAGATAATTCAAGAGCTCGCTTCCACAGAAGTAGATGTTAAGTATGTGCATATGAGTAAGTCCCCATCCAATTCCAGTAAATAGTCAAATTTTGACAAACTTCTGAAAGGATTCAAGATTATGCCAGAAGAACCAGAATTTAAGGAAATTGATCTTGAAGCTAAGTACGAAGCTATTGACAAGCGCTTGTTCGATCCTGAAGGCCTTTCAAGTAAAGGCTTAGAAATGGTAGATCAAGTGCTGAAAGCTTACGGCTTCGACACTTACTTCATCATTGCTACGAACAGCCAGTCGTATGATGACAGCCAAGAGAAGGGAGGTGGAGAGAACACCCTGCTAATGCAAGCCATTGGCAACGCAAAGGCCATTGCCTTCGGCCTTGTTCACTTCGCCACCAGGCATGATGAACTCGTTGGCTGTGAGATTGCCAATAGAGTCCTGAGCAAAGCCCTGCACCATTACGCTATGGGCGCACAACTGGTCAAGAAGATCTTTGGAAAGGAAGGAGGTGAGAACTAATGCCAAAGCTGGAAGGTGTCAAACAGGAGATTGATGTTTACTTCGACAAGGACACAGCCAAGAAGCATCGCTTCACTGGCGGAGCCGGAGATGTTGACATTGCAATCTACATTCGCAAAGGTGTCGAGTATCCAGAGAAATTGGAAGTTAACCTGAAACTGCAGGGAGAATAGACCCATGAGCGCAGCGAAACTAATCTTCGCTAAGGCCATCTGTCAGCCAGAAGGCAAATCGCTCATAATCCACTGCAAGAATTTCAACGAAGCTGAGAGATTAAGGATTGGCCTTTACAGGGAGAGAACAAAACTGGAAAACGCCAATCCTACTCTCGCAGCTCGCCTTGTAATCTCCAGACGACAGGCTGATAACAGTGAAGAATGGCTCATAGAAATTGGAGCACAAGAGCCTTCCTTCACTGTTACAACTGAAGATGGAGAGCCAGTGGATATTTATGAAGGCGTTTGCGCACAGGCTGATCTTGACGACATAGAGCGGAGACTCAAGCTGATGAAAGAGGATGGCTACAGTGATGAACAACTGGAAAAGGAGCGCCAAGCAATGCTTGAGGATCTTAAAGGTAACGATACTGCTGCCGATTAGCGTACTTTATTATTGCATACTTATCATAGCAGAGGAGGTATTCAAGTATGGCAGCAAAAACAACAAAGCCAAGGATAAGTCAAGAGGATTGGGACAATCTAAATGAAGTTCAACAGGCAGTCCTTTCAAAGCTGGGAATCAGCCCGAAGGAAACTGCAGAACAAAGAAGAAAGAGGGAATTCCTGAATGAGGCTCAAAGTTATATCCTTGGTGTCTACAATAAATGCGGCTTGTGCAAGAGAGAGTGGAGCCAGAAGTGGAAAATGGTTCCATCCTGGGATAGCAAAGATGGTGAGCCATATTATCAGGGATTCTGCATACCTAACGGACATTTAATACTGGAAGACAAGCGAGATGATAGGCTTCAGGCAACATGCGAATGCTGCATTAAAAGACTGATGAAGCTGCCTAAAGTGGAGATAGTCAGAATGCTTGTCGTCTACGCGAGGTATGCAGCTACCTGGGGAGGCAGAAACAAATGAGAGATACCTCTTTAGAAGCACAAAGGCAAGTGATTATCAAGTGGTTAAACAAAACCCTGGAGCTGGAGACAGGTGAAGAATACTACCTTCAGATTCATGCTAAGGATGAGCAAAAGCGCCTTCTTAAAATGATCAGAGATGAGATCAAGATCATGGAGAAGGTAGACCCCATTGGAGCCAGTCAAATCTATGCCAAGGGTGTCTTCAAAGACAAGCGCTTCTGGGTAGTCCTGAGAAAGGTAGCTGTCTCCTTTACTTCTGTCGGCTTCAAGAAAGACCTTTCCGGAGAGGTGAAGAAGGTGGAGCTTGAGCATAACTCAGAGGAAATAAGACGCCTTTCCCTTATGAGGCAGGACAGAATGAGCTGGGAAGAAATCGAAGAGATGGAAGGAGCAATCTCCCACACTCTCAAGGAGATCATCGATGGCAGCTAACATTAAGATCACAAGTTGGGACATGGAAGGACTCTTCACCTTTGACATAGATGGAATCCCATATGCCTACAGGATTGATCCTGCTGATGGACATACAGCAAGAAGTCTTATGTCTATATCAGTCAAAAAGTGCTTCAATTATTGTAAGAAGAGAGGCGCCAGGCTGATGCATGTGGAAGATGACATCTGGAACAGCAATCCTAACAAGCCCTATGAAAGATGGAGAATAGGGCAGAAGGTGATAGCTTACATTGGCATTAACCCTGATACTAAAGGCAAGGCAGTAATCTTCGAAGCACTCGGGGATAAGAAAGGTCTTGTTGTTAGGATCAAGCTGAACTTGGGTGAGGAAATTGAGAAGCTCAAGTGGATCGTAAAGACCAGGTTATAAAATGATAGAAGCAATAACAGATCTCTTCGCAGGAGCCTTCTGGCTTGGACTTATAGTCGCCGCCTATGTACTTGTGAAGAGAGCAATCTGCAAATGGAGAAGAAGATGATCCGTACACCCTTGCAAGAGTGGGCAACTAAGCGGTGGCAATTAGCCGGTAATCTCGAAGCCGCTAAGTCCATGATCTTGTGGCACGTTACTCACACGACTCTTACAGCTAAAGAGTTTCATGCACTTAACCGAATCCTAAAGGAGATTAAAAGCATCCAGAATTTAATGAAGCGCTCCAATAGGATTACAAGAGATATTGTCTTAAAGGAAGTGAGAGATGCCAAGAAAAATCACAATTCCTCCATACGAAAGCTATAGGTATTTGGAACTGTGGAAGATTACAGCTTGGAAGGACGAGAGCATTTGGAGTGCCAGACCCTTCGGCAACATCAAGGCAGAGCATGAACCCTTGCTTGACAAGCAGGAATTCACAACATCTTCCCTTTCTACCAGCATCACTTTCACAGACCAGGACATTCAGCTGGAAGTGTGGACAGAAGAGGAGTTAAAGGAATGGCAGAAAGACCAGAACGAAAAGACATAATGCTGGCATACCCAGCAGATGAGGGCAGGGTTTATCGCTTGAATCACAAAGGTGTGATCCTCTCTCAGCCAAAGTACAACGGAGAAAGGTGCAGGATAGAGTGGTTTCACGGCGAACCTGTACTTATCTCCAGTTATGGGAATGAATTTCTCTTTCTTGACCATATCAAGGCGAAGCTGTTAGAACTTCCTCCATACCTACAGTATCCCTTCGATGGAGAGCTTTATCATCATGGCTGGAGCAGACAGAAGATACATTCAATTGTCAGCAGGAAGACCAACAAGCATCCAGATGTCGAAGGTATTGAATTTCATCTCTTCGATACACAAGATGAAGAGAAGTTCCAGCTCCTACGCATCGCTGACTGCGAAGCAGCCAAATCCTTCTGGTCTAACTGCGACTTCATGCAGCTTGTGCCAACGGTAGGTATAAAGTATGAAGACTGGCCAAAGATGGCAGGTGAGTACATTGAGCAGGGCTACGAAGGAGCAATCTTTAGAAATGTCTTCGCTAAGTATGTCAGGAAGAGAAATGTTTCCTTAATCAAGTTCAAGCCAACTGAAACAGATGAATACACAATCCTTGAAGTCCTTGAAGCTATCTCTAAAGAAGGAGAGCCAAAGGGCATGGCTGGTGCTTTCATGGTAGCTGATCCAGAAGGTAGAGTGTTCAGGGTTGGCGCTGGCAAAATGAAGCATCCTGAAAGGATTGATATCTGGAACAAACGAAAGGAGGTGATAGGGCACATTCTTGTAGTAAAGCACGAGCTTATTGCAAATGAAAGTGGAATCCCCGTATCAGCAGTAGCAATTAAAATCAAGTGAAAGGAGGACTGATGGACAGAATCTGCGTCAAATGTGGTAGAGTTATGGAGCCAATAAAGAATGGCTTCGATTTCTTCTTTGACCAAAAGGTCAGGACTTCTGATCTCTGGGGATGCAGGAACTGCAGAAGGTTTCAGATCCACGGCTCTCCCAAAGTCTTTGTAGAAGCAGCAAACCTAATCCACGGAGAGATAATTACTGATCCTGGGAACCAAAACATGCTGGCAGTGCTGGAGCCAAACCTAATATTGCCTGACTATTTCGAGAAGTACATGAACCAGTACTACCCGCATTGGACTTGTTGGAAGGAGGACTCTTCAGAATGAACAAGAAAACCCTAAAGAAAGTGTTGTCAATTTACAAAGAGGGAGTTACCCTCAAGACCTGCGTTGACGTCATCTCCGAAATGTGTAAGGCACAACAGCTTGGAGAGAAAGAAACCGGTGCTGCAGTTCACAAATTCTTCGAGATGCACCAGGAGTTCCACCACCAGACAGGCTTGAAAACCTGGGGTTGATCCCTTGTAAATTTTTGTTGACATCTGAAACGATTCATGCGATAACCGTCTGACGTTGGAAAATTGATCCCAAGGACAGACCAGCTGAAAGAAGGGAGGTGATATTCTTGGAGACCGTGGGCGTTGCCTTTGTTATACCTAAAGAGAACCACCGGTTTCTGAAGATCAAAGCCTACGATATGAGTCTCCATCTGCAAGAACTGTTAGCGAAGATTGTGAATGACTGGTGTGAACAGCAACTAACAAAAGAAAAGGAGATTCAAAATGGCTGAAGAAACCACGCAGCAAGAAGCACCGAAGAAGAAACCCAAGCGCCTCGAAAAAGACCTGGTGAAGCACCCAGGCAAAGTGGCCATCAGCGTCATTGGTGGGGAGAAGGGTGAGATGATCTTCGATCCCAAGACCCTACCGAAAAGCATCCAGGATCAGCTTCCCGCCTTCGCCTTGAACCACAAGCTCGGCGACGCAGCGGCCGGTCGCTCAGGCAAAGAAGCCGAAGAAGCCATCACGAAAGTCTGGGACGGTATGATGGCTGGAGACTGGACAGTTCGTGCCCCGGCGCAGCCGAAAGTGGCAGTCAACGAAGTTGCCCAGAATTTCGACAAGCTCTCAGAGAAAGAGAAGAAAGCTGCGGCTCCGCTTCTCAAGTCTTTGGGTCTTTCGATTCCTGGCATCACCGATTGATAGGTACAACCATCTTGTACCTTTCATATGGGAGCCCTTTAGAGCCAAGTTCCCCACCCCTTACAACCGTGGGCCTCATACGATGAGCACCTACTGGGCTCCCATTCCCAGCAAACTGTCACCATTTGACGATATACTGGGACAAGCCCAGGCATATCTCATAAGGAGATGTCAAATGCAACAACCTGCCGAAGACGCACTTGCTCTGCACTGGACAACAAGAGAAGTTGCAGTCAAGTGTCTCCGCAAATACTTTTTCAATTTCGTCTTAGGACTCAAACCAAACTGGGGTTCCACACCTTTACGCTATGGCAGTACATGGCACGCAGGAATGGAAGCCTTCTATCGAAACATCCAGAAGAATGGATGGGCCAAAGATGGTGGCGCCCTGACTGATGCTGTCAATGCTATAGAAAAGAAGTGGGAAGAAGAAACTGTCCTATTTCCTCTCTGGAACAGCGATTACAGGACAAAGGAAAACTGCCTGCAATCACTTCTCGCTTACATCAATCACTTTGCTGCTGACGAAGGTCACCTTAAAGTCATTGAGGTTGAGCGCTTCTTCAGAATCCCCATCACACCCACTGAGCAAGAGCAAGAGAGGTTCCCTCACCTGGAGCCATTCTGGTTTGAAGGAAGGATAGATTTGGAAGTCTTTCTGGATGGCCGTTACTGGCAGATGGATCACAAAACCACTGGACAGAATCTTACCCTACAAGCATCACGACTCCAGCGAAGCGGCCAGGCTATTGGCTACACTTTCGCTGGTGAACTGGAGCTGGATCAAGAAAGCGATGGTCATTTGATTGTGCTTCACCACCTCTCTGCTTACAAAAGCAAAGTCACTGGGGAATACGGGAAGCCAAAGATTGACTTCAGCAGAATACCCATGCTCTATGATGAATTCGATGTTGCTGACTGGATGGAAGGTTCAATGGAGATAGCTCAGCGTCTGCAGATAGCAAGAAGGTCAGGCGTTTGGCCAATGGAGCATGGTTCCTGTTACACTTACGGAAGGTGTGCTTATTGTGATCTCTGTGAGAGCAAGCTAACGCTTTGTGAAATCATCGAGAAGGGCGACAGCTTCGAGAACTATCATCTTGCAGACCCACATTTCAAAAACGCTTAAATAGAAAGGAGGTATCTATTGCCCGAGAAAGCGGACGAGGTCGCCTTTGACGCCATCAACTTAAAGATCATGCTTCTCGGCGATTACGGTTCTGGTAAATCTCATTTCGCTTCTACCTTCCCAGGCCCCATCTACGTATTTGACTTTGATGGACACATCCTTGGCTACCGCCACAGAGATGATGTTTGGTTTGATCAGTTTGAACTGTCCTATCTTGGATGGGTCAAATTTGAGAAGACCTTAAAGCAAGTGCAGAAGATGGTGGAGGAGAAAGAGATCAGTACTGTAGTCGTCGACAGCATGACGTCAATGGCTGACATTGCCATGGAGCGGGCACTCCAGTTAGACCCGAAAAGAGGAAGTGATGAAGGCCCTCTCTGGAATGTCCATTATCAGATCGTGAAGAACCTGATGGAAGCCAAGCTTCATAAGATTCTCACCTTCAATGCAAACGTCATCTTCAATGGACACTGGAAACTTCAGATGGATAGTAAGACAGGAGCAATTATAGGAGCTGATCCCATGCTCACAGGACAATTGTCCGTCAAGATTCCTGGCTATTTTGACGAAGTGTACTGGTGTCAGGCAAAAACCATAGGGTCGAAGACGGAACACTGGATGCACCTTATCACAAGGGGCCATTACAAAGCCAGGAGCCTGCTTTCAGGGTCACAACGTCTTCTCCCTGAAAAGCTGCCCAATGACTATCCAAGCTTAAGGAAGGCCATTGACAAGCTGATAGAAAACGGACAGCTTAAGGTCACGAAGAAAGGAAAGTAGTATGGCTAAAAAATCAACAAAGAAAAAGGAGAAAGAGAAAATGCCGGAAGAAAACTTTGACGAAAGCGTACAGGCTGACATCGACACTGACTTCAACCTGGACGACGACTACAAACCGGAACCGCTCATCAAGAACGGCAAGTACAAAGGGAACATCACAGGCGTAGCCCTGGATCTGGAGAAGGGATCAGTCGATTGGACGGTCGTTCTGGATGGCAACGGCGGCTTCATGTCGGACGGAGAAACGGAGATCGATGGAAGCGAACACAAGTTCTCCAACTGGTTGCCCAAGGCCAGTGACAAGGACGAGAAGACCAAGTCTGGCAGGAACAAATGGCAGGTGAAGGTCAATATGCTGAAGCGCTTCGCTGACAACATGCAGATCGACATGAACAGCATGGATCAGATTCAGTTTGCCATCGAAGACCAGGAATGGGTCGGCCTCCCTGTCACCTGTGACATGAAGATCGAAACCTATCAAGGGGTGCACCGTTCCAGAATCAACGACATGACACTTCGAAGCGAAGGATAGCGGGCCCGGCCAGCCATTAGCAACTGCATCCTCTGTAGAGGTGGCTGGTTCTCATGGGAGGAAAGAGAAAACGCTGGCGGAACGTTGGAGTCCCAAGAGCAGTAATCTTTCCTCCCTTTTTCAGGAGAAAATATCATGGAAGTTTTTAAAAGTATAACTGTAACTGGTAAACTGCCGGGCAATCGCGAGCTGACAGTCCATAGAACCAAAACTACTTCAGGCTTTGATGGTATCTCTATAAAGAGAAGCAAGACTGGTCTCGGCGATGGAGCTGGCATCATACACACTTCCTTCGACCTAACTGTAGAAGAGGCAGCAGATATAACTAAACTTCTACAAGAAATAGTCGATTATGAAATGAGGTTTTGACATGAAACTGCAACAGCTCAAGTATGATATCCTCACCTTAAATGAGTCAGAACAAAGAGCTGTCTTCTATGAGTATTACGAAGCGAGAGAGAAAGATCTTGCCAAACCTCCCGCCTCTGTCAGGAAGAAGGCAGCGTCTACCAAAAAGAGAGAGAAGAAAGGCCCAACCTTAAAGGTAAACCCAGAACAACTGGAACTGCTGCGTAAACTCAAACTGATATAGGTGCATCATGCTATATATTGCTCAACCTTATTCACATGCCTACCCTCCTATCAGAGAAGAGCGTTATCAGAATGCTCTCTTTGCCTTGAACGAATTCCAGAAGCAAGGCATCATTGCCTACAGCCCGATTACCCACTGGCACCCGGCAGATGTAAAATTTAATAGAGGGATCCCAAGAGAATATCTTATGGCTCATGCCAAGATTATGGTCGGCTTGTGCTGGGGATTGGTGGTACTGGATTTAGAAGGCTGGATGCTATCTGATGGAGTGTATGAGGAATTCAGATGGGCTAAGAAAGATAAAAAACCCACAGGACTGGTAGACTGGAGGAGGCTATTAAATGGAGAAATTATTGCTAAACCCCTCGGAGATTACCGTAAGGGAAGGACTGGAGCGTTATCGACAAGATCTTGGGGACCTGAAGAGCTTAAAGAAAAGCATAGAGAGGCACGGGCAAATACTTCCAATCGTCATTAACAGGAAGAGGGAGCTTATAGATGGTGGCAGGCGACTTGCTGTCCTCATGGAGTTGGGCAAAGAGGTTCAGGCGGTATACCACGATGCTGTGGATGAGCTGGAGATGCGCCAATTGGAACTCGAAGCCAACTTCCACAGGAAGGATTTTACCCCAGCTGAACAAGCTTTCGCTGTCCGTGATCTTCACAGACTTATGGAGTCACAGCATGGTAAATCTCACCCTGGGGCTTCGGGAGGCTGGACTCTCGATGACACTGCAAAGAAGCTCAAGGTCTCAAGAGGATCAGTCATTGAGAAATTCAAGCTGGCTGAAATTGTGGATGCCTTTCCCGAGCTTAAGAATGCAAAGAAGGCAACTGACATTAAGAAGGCAGCAAAAGCTCTAACCAAGTTGAACATGACAGTGCAGGGATTCAAGAAACATGAAGAATACCTGAAAGAAAAGGAGGTGCCGTTTGAGTTACACTGTAAAGATGCCCTTGATTTCATGGCAACTGTCGAAGACGGATCAGTTGATATTGTCCTTACTGACCCTCTCTATGGCATTGAACACCACAGAGTCGGCATTGGAGGTGGCGGCGAAACAGGCGGAAGAAGTGGAACAGGATACAAATTCGACGATTCTGTCGAGCCAGCTCTTAGAGGTTATGACTTCCTTGCACAGGAAAGTTTCAGATTTACAACAAACACTGCTCAAGCATACGTCTTCCTCGCTATGGAACACTTCAATGGTATTAAAGATCTTTTCCGAAAGGCAGGTTGGCGAGTCTATGTCAAGCCTATCATCTGGGTTAAGCGTGAGACTGGGCAATGCAACCTGCCAACTCACTGGCCTGCTGACTGTTACGAAGCTATTCTGTTTGCAAGAAAAGACGAAAGCAGACTCTTAAAAGAGGGTATGCCTAACTGGATAGAATGTCTGCCTCTCAACCCATCTGAGAAGATTCACCAGTATGAGAAGCCGGTGGCCCTTCTGGATAACCTCTTAAAGAGGAGTGCTCTTCCAGGCAGCAAGCTCATTGACCCTTTCATGGGGTCTGCAAGTGCAATAGAAGCAGGTATTAAACGCAACCTCTACTGCATTGGCGTTGACAACTCACAAGAGGCATACGCTTTTGCAGTTGAAAGGATGGCAAGGGTCAGTAAAGAGATCAAAAATTGACAATTTACTTAGAAGGAGGCAGCTTTGAAAAAGAAAGGTAATCGTCCATTCCGGGATAGAGGTCAGCAACCGATCATGCCTGGCCAAAACATCATGACTAACATCAACCCAGCAAATTGTCCTGCATTTGTCTGCGGCCAATGCGGAGGCAACATCTTCGTAGATGCAAAGAGGCTTCACTTTGTGTCTGCCCTTCAGAGCCCAATTGGAAGGGAAGGCATTGGCTTTACACCTGCTGGCTATCTCTGCGCAGGATGCGGTAGCCTGAACACTATGGTTAAAGAAGGAGAAGAACGTGGCCCAGAAATCCCAGACCATTTTAAGGATAACCAACCTCAAGACGGGGGAAGAGGTGGCCTTGGACTTGGAGTATCAGGCTCAGGAACTCAGGAGAATAAACAAGAGTCTGATGGAGATCAACCAGAATCTGAAAAGACTGCTGACGATCCTGGAGACCCCTACCCTTAAGCAGGCTAAAGATATGCACATGCTTTCAATCTTAAACAGGGAGTAGAACATGAAAGTTGACACCATTGGCCCAGTAAACGCACAAATCATGCTTGTAGGAGAGGCCCCTGGAGCAGACGAAGATAGAGTCGGCAAGCCTTTTGTGGGCTACGCAGGCAGGACACTCGACAAGCTGTTGCGCGCCGCTGGTATCAACCGCCACGAGTGCTTGATTACAAACATAGCAAGAGAGCGTCCTCCTGGGAACAAAATATCCTTCTTCTTTGAGGACTCCAAATGCACGAAACCAAAGCCGATTATGCAAGGTTGGCTTGAGGAATTAAAGCAAGACATTAGGACACTGAAGCCCAATATAGTGGTAGCCTTAGGAGCCCATGCTAATTGGGCACTTCTTGGAGAGAATGCTATTGCTAATTACAGAGGATACATTCAAGAGAGTACCCTCGTCCCTGGGCAGAAGGTGATCTCTACTTACCACCCACAAGCTGTCAATTATGACTGGACTCTCCACTTCTCTGTCATAATGGACTTAAAGAAGGCTTTACTAAACAGCTATATTCCTGACCTTCCTCAAGACAACAGACGGCTTGTTGCAAACCCATCTAAGAGGGAGTTCACAGACTTTCTCTATTACCTCTTGCATGACCACAAAGATCCTGTGTGCGTAGATATTGAGACGTTATCTCCTGGCTGTCACATAGATATTATAGGCCTTGCTGATAACCCAATGCACGCTTTAAGCTTTCGCTTCTTGAGGGATAGAAAGGCGAGGTTTAAACCAGAAGACGAACTCGAATTATGGCTGCTTCTGGCTCAGGTTCTTACAAGCAAACCTGTTGTTGGTCACAACCTTGCATTTGACTTGGCGGTTCTCTACTGGCACAACGGTATCTATGTACCTGATCCTTACTTCGATACCATGATAGCAACGCATGTCTGCTGGCCGGAAGTTCCAAGGAGTCTTGGCTTCCTTTCAAGCATCTGTTTAAATGTACCTATGTGGAAGCAGACAGCGGCGGAGAGTCCTACCTTATATAATGCCGCCGATGCTGCCAATACATACGGCTGTATGCAATTCATGGAGAGGGAATTAGATAAAGGCTTTAGGGATACATTCTCTTTCGAGATGTCCCAGATTGAGCCTGCTACTTTCCTCCAATTACAGGGCACAATCATTGATAAGGAGAAGCAACAGGAAACTCTAACCTCCATTGAGGAGAAGTTTGAAGTCCTCAGGGCTGAGCTATCTGAAGCTCTTGGTCAGAATGTTATCTTCCATTCTTCTGAAGGAGCAGGACTGAACATTAATAGTCCTCAGCAGCTTCAAAAGCTACTCTATATTGACATGGGTCTGCCAGCTCAACACAAGAGAAGACAAAGCAGGTTTGATCCAAAGAAACTGACAGCTGACGAAGAGGCATTGGAAAAGCTTGGAAGGATTACTGACAATCCAATCCTTCAAAAGATTATCGAAGCCAAGAAGCTGGCAAAGCTAAAAACATTCATCAGCATTGACATTTCACCTGCCAACAAAGTCCATACTTCCTACAACATCACAGGCGCTACCATGTCCAGGGAGAAGAAGGGGCTGATAATTGACGACGAGAGTCAATATCGTTCCTTTGGAAGATGGAGTTCCTCCAAGAGTATCATCTTGCCTTATGGCAGCGGCAATCACCAAAACATTCCTTACGAAGCCAGGAAGATGTACGTCCCACCTCCTGGTTATGAGATCATTCAAGCGGATTACGTTCAAGCTGAGGCAGTCGTTGTTGCCTATGAGATCAGAGATATCAAGCTGACAAGAATGTTCAAAGATTCCTTTGGCCTTTCCCCAAGAGAGAGGAAGAAAAAGGGCTTTGATGTTCACAGGCTCACTGCTTCCAGCATGTTTGGCATTCCTCTTGAAGAGGTCACTGACGAGCAGAGAAAGGTTGGAAAGACGCTAAGGCATGCTACCAACTACTCCGCTGGCCCGGCTGTCCTCATGCGCAAGCTTGGCGTCTCAATGAAGGAAGCAAAGTACCTCCTCCAGATGTTCTTCCAGGGAACTCCCCAACTCCCTCTCTGGCACAGGGTTATTCAACAGCAGCTCAGGGATAATGGAAGGGTATTGACAAACCTACTGGGAAGGGCGCACAAATTTCTGGATAGGTGGCCAGCCCCAGGACAGGATGGTACCCTCTTTAGAAGTGCCTATTCTTTCAAACCCCAGAGCACAGTAGGAGATCTGCTAAACACCGCACTTGTGTGTTTTTACAGTCAGTACGGTGAAGGCAGATCTCTTGCCCTTCAACTCCATGACGCTATCTATGTATATAGTCCTCTTGGAATGGATAACAGACTTCTTACCCTCTCCATGCTTTGGAACTGTATGAAGATAGAGCTTTGCTCAAGTTATGGGGACAAGTACTTCATTGACGTTGACTTCTCCGCCGGCCCAAGTTGGGGCGAGACCAAAGAGATCGACATTGGCACTAAACAAATTGAGGAGATGCAATCATGCCTGTTGTAAAGATATACACTGATGGGTCTTGTAGGGGAAACCCTGGCCCTGGTGGATGGGCAGCGATCCTCTGTTACAAGCACCCAAATACTGGAGTTGAACACACAAAAGAGTTATTTGGTGGAGTCAAGAACACAACAAATAACAGGATGGAACTAACCGCTGTAATTGAGGGGCTTCTTGCTCTTAATAAGGAATGTCAGGTAGAAATACTTACTGATAGTCAGTATGTCAGAGACGGCTTAATGTGGAGTGAAAGGTGGAAGGCAAACGGCTGGAAGACCGCAAGCAAAAGACCTGTCAAGAATAAAGACTTGTGGCTCCAGTTAATTGCAGCTTGTAAGCAACACTCCGTTAGGTTCAACTGGCTACCGGCGCACGCTGGCATACCTATGAACGAAAGAGCTGATACCCTCGCCCAGCGAGAAAGCGGAAGAGTTGCAAATGGCGATTAAAAGAAACCACCACTCAATCTGGAAGACTGATGTAGGGGGACAACCTCTTAAGGTGTGTACTAACTGTCCCTTTCATACACCAGTTGGTCTCTACTTTTGCTGTATGGATTTCGACTCAAGGTATAGCCCAGCAGCAAAAGCGTTTGTCTCACCAAACTGTAAACTGATAGAGGTTACCTGGAGCGTAGAGTATGAGCAGGAAGCTTGAAAACTGGATAGACGGCTACCTGCAATATACTCAACATACTGAAAGCGCAAGCATCTTTCACAAGTGGGTAGCCTTTTCTACAATCGCAGGTGCACTACAAAAGAAAGTGTGGTTCAATTTTGGAAGGATACGTTTACACCCTAACTTATTCGTGGTATTTGTTGCTGAGCCCGGGATTGCTCGCAAGACTCAGGCGATTTCGTTTGGGGAAGAGATTACAGCAGAGGTACCTGCTATTATCCGTTCAGCGGATGCCATCACACCTCAAGCGTTGTTGGAAGATCTTGAGCTTGCCAGGATGGAAGAGCAGCTACAAGACGGAAGTGTGTTCGAACATAACAGCTTGTCAATTATATCTGGTGAGTTCGAATCTTTTCTTGGTCAAAGAGGTGACAATCAGAAGATGATAGTCTTGCTTACTGACCTATTTGACTGTAAGCATAGACCATATAGATATAGAACCAAAGCTTCTGGTACAAATGTCATCTCCTCCGTCTTCCTGAACCTTCTTGCAGCCACCACGCCTGATAGCTTGGCATCAGCCTTGCCTGCTAAAGCAATAGGCGGTGGTCTTACAAGCAGGATTATGTTCGTCTGGGCTGACGACAAAGCACAGAAGGTGGATGTTCCTGAATTAAACCAAGCTATCATGGACATGAAACAGCTGCTGATCATGGATCTTGATTCCATCAACAGGCTTGCGGGCGGGTATAACTTCACGACTACCAGTAGGAAGTGGTGGAAGAAATGGTACGACAGCTTTGATGAAAGAGGTTCTAAGCGTCTATGCAAAGATCCCGCATTCCGTGGCTGGTACAGCAGAAAGCCAATGTTCGTCCTCAAGCTTGGGATGGTTCTTGCAGCAGCTAAACGAAATACTCTTACCGTCACAGAAGAAGAGTTCGAAGAGGCACTTGTTCATATTCAAGAGGTTGAAGCTGAAATGGCTAACGCCTTCATTGCAGTGGGTAAGAGCGAGGTAGCTGCAGAAGTGGCGGTAGTTGCTAAGATCATAGAGCAGGAAAAGGTTATAGAGGAAAAGCACTTACTTCAACGGGTGTGGAGAGATATTGACTCCAACAAGTTTGATAACGTAATCCAGACCCTTCTGAAATCTGGTGTAGTCAAGAGGCTTTATGCCAGAAAGATAGAGGGCAAAACAGTGAAAGGAGTATGGTACAGATGGATTGGAAAATGATTCTTGAAAAGATGTTTGCTGTATTGGTAATCTTGGCAGTGCTCTTCGTGGTAGTTGGGAAGTGTATTGCTGCTCCCTTCCTTATCTGCGATCCACAAGCTGGAGTTACCCATTATAAGCTACAATGGCAAGGCTTTAGTGAACAAATTCTGCCGGCGCAAGCTGATGGGAGTCTAAAGTATGATCTTGTAAATTATTCTGGAGATAGTCCAGCACAAGTGTGGGCAGGTAGCGAAGCCATTCTGGATGGAGTACCCCAGGGAGTGTACAACTGGAGTACCCCTGTCCCTTTCGTATTGCAGTTTATGAAACCGTCAGCTCCTTCTGGCGTGGCTTTATCAGGAGAGTAACTATTTACCGTCTTTACCAGTAAGCTTCTGAACTCCATAATAGCCGAAGTAGAAGACAGTGACCGTGATTGCAAGCCAGCCGATTTGAAAAGCGTTAATCACTTCAACGGCTGCTTGCAATCTCTCCTTTAACTCAAACACAGCAAGGATGAGGCAGAGCATGAAAGCGAGTGTGAAGTTTGCAAAGATGATAACAGCAATCACCCTCCGACTAATAGCTCTTGGCATGAAGTTGTCATAGAGTTGTTGTAACATCCCCTTAATAAACTCTGCCTTCTCCTCTTGTGTGAAGAACGCGGCGTCAATCCCTGACATAATCCCATTTACTACCTTCGGAGCAGTTTCTACAATCGCATCTCCAGCTTTCTTGGCAGACAAAAATGAAAATAGTCCCATCACCTATCTCCTTTCCGATTCATAGATATTTTAACAGCGGTTTCAATACTTCCCCTTAGTTCCCCCACTGCTGTACATAGTTGTTGTACTGCCATGTTTATACTTCTTACTTCCTCTCGCAGAAGTCCTTCAATAGTTGAAAATTTATTTCTCCCTTCTGCAAGCGATTCGTCAATACTCTTGTGTTTGGCAGAGCAACCTTCGTGAAAGCCTGATAAATCCCTTTTAACTTTATCAAGGCAATCATCAAGACTCTGCACCCTTGCCTCTTGTTTGTCCACTGCAGTTTTCACTTCTTTAACTCCCGAGTCTATCTTCTTAAGAAAGAGAGTTAGTAACCCGCAAGCTATGATGAAAATTGCTCCGGCCAACCAGTACCATACATCAGCCATTTTACCCCCCAGTAAAGTGTCAATTATTAATGACCTGCTGGAACTGAGAACAAGTACTTTAGCTTGCTATCTTTATATATATCAGGTATGTCATCTTCCGAGATCCTGAGCAGTTTGTAGGCTGTTTGAGGAATGGCCTGCTTCTTACCAAGCCAATCTTGCATAAACTCGCTGACCCAACCAACCTCTTGGCCTGCCCTATCTGAAGGATGCATGACTCCCATTAATACCTTATATCCAGCAGCTGTAAATGGACTAACTGCAAGTTGCGGTTTATCACCTCCGAATGTAGAGATGAAGGGAAGATGGAAAGTGTGCGGCATAAAATCTGCGTCCATGATACCACCCAGTCCCCACACTACCATACCTCCATACATGAACTCTCTAAAGAATTGCTTGGTAAATGGAGTTCCAAAGAAGTCCCTGCTCTGTGTCAATGCATCAGCGATTAGGTTCTGCTTTAGCAGACTCTCACCTTTAAAGATATAGTTCTTCAGGTCTCCCAGTTGTCTTAGAGTTTCTGGAATATCCTGTGCTTTAATAACACCAGCCGCTGTCTTCACATCTCTAAAGGCCTTAGATGCATTTACCAGCCGTCTCTCCAGAATCTTGAAAGGTGTATTCTGGAACAGAAGGACTGCTCTAATGACAGGGCTTCTCATCCAGGTAGGATTCAATCCCTGGCCAAGGAAGTTATTCTTTAGAATAGTGTCAAAGATTCCATAGGTTGCCTGCTTAGCTGTCATACCTCTCTTACCAAGTGACATTCTTGCAGCCATGTCAAGAGCAGCTGTCATTGAATGTGCCCTGTCAAAGGCTTCAACAGCGCGGATCATAACAGATCCTTTTTCATTCAGTCTATAAAGACCTCTATCAAACATATCCCAGAAGCCAAATCCCCTTGGTGCTTCAAGCTCAAGGTCTGCAACAGTATTCAAGATTCGCCACTGGTGAGTATAGCTTCTTACATACTCATCCATGAACTTAGATCTTGTCTTTGTTCCAAGACCAAGCTTTCTCAAGCCTGACATGACCAGTCCATTCTGTACCTCTGGACTGTTCAAGTGGTTTCTTGCCGCCGTACTGAATGCTTCAGGTGCATGAGAGATAGCATTTCTGAATCCAAGCTGGCCCCATGTACCTATATTCTTGAATACGTGCTTGAAGGCGGTGGCTGGAGCAAAGCCGATAAGCAAGAAGGTTTCCAGTGCCGCATACCTATTAGCCCAGACGTTCCAGCCTGTCCTCTCATATGGAGTATATGCTTTATGCAGTCTTCTCCAAAAAGCAGATAGGGCTTCACTTCCCTGGACAATTGCACTTTTACTGTGGTGGTACCAAGAATCTGGCCCTTTCTTTCCATCTGGGCCGAACCAGAATCTGGTCATTTGAATCCTGCGCTCTGCATCAGGTATGTATCTATTCATAGTGTAGCCAATATCAGGAACCATCATCCTACTATACTTGGCTCTCTTGAATAGCTTTGTGAATGGAATGGCTGAGGTCATATCAAGTCCTACTCTATCCATAACCTCTCCGGCCATCTTTTGTCTGTATTTTGGGTGGAAGGCATGATGAATAAAGGGCCTGTCTTCAATCACCTTATGACCAAGCTCAAGATGTCTGATGGCATAGTCTTCCATCAAGTTCTTGATATGCCCAACAGCCATCTTTTCCTCGTAGGTTAACATCCCTTTCAGCCAGGGATACCACTTATAATCTGCAGTGTCCTCAGCCGCCAAGGCCATTCTTGCAGAGGGATATTGCTTAGCCATAACCTTAGCTGTTGCTTCCCAGTCCCTATTGAAGGCTTCTACCTCTGGCTCAAGGGTCTTCAATTCATTCCTTAGCACCTGAATCTGAGATTCCGCATCAGCAATGGCTCTGTCCTCAGCCTCTAATACTTTAGGCCCAACCTTCTTACCAGATATATTTCTGTAGGATTCTTCGATATTATTCTTTAATTGATTAATCCTGACTTCAATTGTTCTGGCCGCCTGCACAGAACCGTATCTTTCTACAAGCGGTTCAAAGGCTGCAGATATTTCCTTGCCTGCTGGCCTATAACCAGGGACTCCCTTCAAGATATTGCTTACAAGAGTTAATCCATTCTTGCTGTTGTTGCCCCAGGCTGTTTGTGCAGTGGCAAGTTGTACTGCTGGGCCGTATCCAGTTGTATAGAACATATTACTGAAGGTCGCCGGGTCAGTCCATCGATCAACAGAAAGCGGTAAGCGTTCCTTCCTGGCAACAACTTTCCCTATACTTCCTATATCTTCGATGATCATCTCGTCGACTCCCAGCTGTCTTTGCCATCTTCCTGGAACCTTCTGTCCCTGCTTTACGGTTTCCGCAGTCAGTTCAAGATCATCCATCTGCTTCAAGATATTCTTGATCTCTCCCTTTACTTCTGACCTCGAAGCTCTCTTGGCAAACACCCCCAGTACTCTTGGGACAGTCTTACCAACAGTATCCAGACCCGCAGCTTCAGCTTCTTGTGGAGAAAGTAGGGAGAGCAGGGGAACTGACATGACACCAGCAAGGATAAGCTTAGGCAAGTTCCCACCAGAGAAGAACTCCTTCAACTTAATGATACCCTCTGACTCTGTCTGAATTCCAGCATAACCTTCTGCCTTGGCCCAGTTCAGCATGAGCTCTCTGTCTTCAGGTGTTGCTTTTGCAAAGGTACCGAATCTTTTCTGAAGAGTATTCCATTCCTTGTCAAGGATATTCCTGACTTTCTCCGGAATAGCTTCCTTAGGTGCAGCACCGCCCTTCCAAAGTAGAAAGGCCTCAAGATCTGACTGCCTAAAGGATTCTCCAGCAGCTCTAACAGCTTTCTTAACCGCCTTACTTTCAAGCTGCTCAGCTATAAAGTCAAGGGTAAATAGCTCCTCTTCTGGAGCATTAACAAATTCTCTGATGCTTCTATCAGTAACTCCCTGCCCTCTTGCAATCGGTACTTCCGCAGGGAATCTTGTTTCTGGAACCAGCTCTTCACCAATACCAGCAATCTTCTTTGCCAGCTCATCATTGGGAGCGCCGGTATGCATAGCTTCGACCTGCTTGGCAGCTCTCCCCATTAGCATATTACCATGGACAACCTTTAATCTTTCCAGGTTTGTGAGCGTTCTGCCAAGGCGTTCTTCCTCTCCTGCAACCGCTTCTTCAGCCGTCTGTGCAAACGAAGTTTTAGTGCGAGCAGGCCGAGTTGTCGCTCCAGCTCGTGTAGCTTCTTCTCCAAAGGCTGTGAGGAGCTCTGGCTCTGGCTCAGGAGTTGCGAGAGCTTCTTTCTTGACTGTTTCAGCAATAGCAGTTCTTTCTGCGGCCCGCTCAGTGCGGACTTTCTGTGCCAGTCTAACAACCTTTTTACTATCGAATTCTGCAATTTGCTCAGGGGTGTATCCGGCACGCTGGAGAACCACTCTTGCCTTATCTGTTTTAGCAACTCTCTTTCCAGCTTTTTTCTTTCCAACCAGGACTTTACCATAGTCAATCTCCTCTTTGACTTTGACTGTGTCCTCGACAACTTCATCCCTATAGGTTTTGACAATTGCTTCATCCAGGTTGCCAGTCTTTGCACCTTCATCAAGTGCCTTTGCCGCGCCTTCGTCAGATAGCTTTGAGAAAGCCCGCTTTGGAGGAATATCAACCTTGATCTTTGGCAGTCCTCTTCTAATCTTCTGCATCCTGATCAAGTCATTGGCTTCTGGAGTGGGAATCATTCCTTTCCCTGATGTCTGAAGAACTCGTTTGGTAGCCTCAGCAGCTTTGACCGGAGATACTCCCTGCCTTGCAAGTTCCTCTTGTTGTGCAAGTGCTTCACCAACTCGCTTGCTTCTGATCTGGGACACAATATCAGCAAAGCCTTGCCTCGCTTCTTTCAGCCCAGGAGGAGCTGTTGCAGCATCAAGAGCAGATACTGTAGCATCATAAGCGTCGCCCCTTTTCAGATTGTTAAGCGCCTTCTCCAGTGCTTCCTCAGCCAGTCTTTCCTCTCTTAAGGATTGACCAACCTTCACTGCATCCATCGCCCTACCAGTGATATGGAACCTTTCCAGACTCTCTGAGGTAACTCTTCCAGCTTCAGCGGCTCTCCTCAAGCCTGTACGAATCATTCTACTTGCGGCAGTACCAGATGCGAAAGCGGCAGCAACGTCAGCACCAAGCTCACCTACAAAGGCCTTGGCTTTCTCATAGCCAGAGTCAGAATATATCTTACTTCTATACCATTCTGATCCTCTAACAGCCCTTCTAACAGGATGAGCTACTGTTTCCAAGAGAACATTTATACCTGCACCAATTGCACCTGCAACAGGAGCAGCAGCACCGCCAGTTGTAAAGACGCTAATTCCTGCACCAACCCCAGCCCCAAAGAGTGCTGCAATCTTGTAGTCATCCATGTCAGCGAACCAGGCATCTCCAGCAATCTCTTCGTCCTCGGCTCTCATGACAGATTCATGCCACAAGTCGTATCCAGGTAGCTTCCTATACGCCTCATCTTCACCAAACTCAAAGAGCTCAGCATCTCTTAGGCGTTTGTATTTAAAGGCCTCCGCAACCCTTGGAGATCCTGTCTCTCCAGGTTGAAGCAGAAGTTGCTGACTTGCTCTCTGTAAGATTTCGCCTGCCGTGACTCCCCTAAATTGAGGATCTGTCAAGGCCTGACTGTAGACAGTCTTCAGCTGGTGTGAATACCCTTTAAGAGGATGGTCATCTGGAATCGCAGCGTCAACTGCGTCAGCTTTGGATGTGTATTTAGTGAAGTCCTTCACCTGCTTTGTCATAGGTGAGAACTCCGCAGCAGCCATGGCGACCACTTCATCCAGCTTCTTGGGATTACCAAGCAAGTCCTTCTTGTCCTGCTCGATCTTCCTTCTTGCTGCAATCTCTTGCGCTATAAGTGACCTTGCCAGACTGCTTTGTCCCAGCGCGCTCCGAATTACAGATTCAGATATAGAAGCCATTATGGGCCTACCTCCATCATTTCAAGAAGTTCAGTTGCTCGAGGAATTCTTCTCTTCTTTTCTGTTCCAAGGAAAGGGCCAGGAAAATGTGGCCTCATAATCATGGACAGCTCTCTTGGATCAATCCTTGGACTCTCTCCATAGAGTGGAACCCTTCCATAGATGGTCTGCCTTGTTCCCACTGGGGTTCTTCCTGTAATTGGGGAAGTCGGAACCTGTCCTCTTGTAGCACCACCAGCAAGCGGGCCGGTAGCAAGATAGTCTCTTAAATAATCTGTCTCAAGAGCTCCCTGCTGAACCCTCTGCCGAAGAAGGGAAGGAACAAACCTTTGACCCATGCTCAAGTCAAAGCGTTGTTGTCTTAGACCCTGTTCACCTGTCAGGATTCTAAGTCCTTGCTCCGGTCTGTCATAAGCTTGCCTTGATCTTTCCAGATCCATGACTCCCTTATTTCTGAGGTTCTGCAGAGCAAGGTTTACTTCTTTCTCCAGGCCTGCCTCAACTCCAAGCTTCTCCAGCTCCTCTTCGAATTGTCTTGAGTGGAAAGCCTGTGCTCTTTCAGAAAAATCTCTGATCATAGAGCGCCTTCCACGCTCAAACTTTGTAGTTGCCATGTGCTTTCTCCTTATTCGTATGAATGCAGAAACTCGCTCGTTGATAGACTTTCACCGTATGATTCTGTGTCATTGTAGTTGACACCTGCACTCATCTGCCCATTGTAGCTGAAGCTCACGCCCGCATTGACTGCGCTCATGGCACCAGCCGCAACCTGTGCTGAGACTCTTGCTGCCGCCTCAGCAACACTTGCTTCAAGCTGAGCAACGCCGAGGAACGCTTGTATTTCAGCATTGACCTCTGCAATCTTGACGTCAGCTTCAGCTCTGACAACGTCCGCCTGGGCAGTAAAGATCGCTCCCTTTGCTTGTGCCTCCGCTCTATAAGCATCAGCCTGTGCCTGGAAAGCCTGCGCTTGACCAACATAAGCTTCCACCTGTCCCCTGATTAGGCCGATCATTGCCTGAATGTCAGCCACATAGATGTCGATTTCAGCCCTGGCACCTTCTACCTTAGCGCTGAATTCCCTGACCAGATTCTCAGCAGTAGTCGTCGCGATCTGCAGGTTCTTCAGCTCATTCCTCTGGTAGAACTCTCTTATCTGAGCGTCCAATACAATGGCTTGCTGAACAGTAAACTGTTGATTCTCATTAGCAAGCCTTGCCATCTCGATCATGACTTCAGCAGAGACGTAATCATTTGCTCGACTGATTTCCTTGCTGATCTCAAGGAGTCTTCCAGAGAGCATACCAGGTGGCATGACCCAGTTTCTTGAAGCGAAATAATTCTCAGTTTCGTTGTAAAGGCGTACGTCCTCGGCTTCACGTCGAGAGATAGCTCTGTCGTAGATGGCTTGTTCCACGTCCGCAGAGAGTCCTGTTCCGCCTTCCGCCAGCATATCTCTGACTTTTGCTTTGACTTCGTCTGATAATAGTTCTGCATAATCAACTCCTGTAAATGAAAAGATTCCCTCCGGGGGATTCAGTATGACAGTAGGTCGAGTCGGAGTGGTGTACGAGAGGGTGAACTCCCCCGGAGGTATAGCTTCAAACTCTCCAATTTCAATGTCATCTGGTAGCTCTCGCTCCAGGATGATTTCAGGTGGTGTCCAGTTGCTGGTGGTATTTAGCTGATTTAAGAAGGCAATGGTTTCATTCAGCATGGTTTGCGCCCAGTTCTGAGTAAACCTAAACTGATCATCAACCATGTCCTCAGCTTCAGCAGCTGTACCTTCAATGTCATCTATGATAGAAGTTCTACTCATTGCTTTCTCCTATGTTTGTATTGGAGGCAAGTATCCTTGCCCCTGTGGACAGTGTGCGTAAGCATATGAGATGCCCAGAGGGAACGGCAAAGCTGCTGGTAGCCACTTCTGTACCAGTAGTGCCGTCGCGAACTGGGCATTAATGTATTGCGGCTGAGCTGATGCAATAGCTCCATGCCATAAGCCATCACAAGCAAACAGCATGATGTTATCATAGTAAGCTGTAAGCCAAGCCTCCGGCATTCCATAGCTTGGGTCCCATAGCGCCTGTAGTTCATCAACCTCAGCCTGTGTCCAGTCAACATCAGGATCGTGCTCGTCTTCCCAATACTCCGGCTTTGCCCACTGATCCTGATAAGGACTGGAACAATACCAAGGCCAGCCTACCCAAATTCTGGCATAGAGTCCAACTGGCCCAGACGCCAGAACTGGAATATCTTCTGGATCAGCCATATACAGTATACTATTCTCCCCTGTTAAGGTTGAGTCAGCAACGCCCACAGAATCATTAATACCCCGAGAGAGAAAACTCCCAACAAGATTATTAAATCTCCAGAGGCTTGTTGCCCCAGAATAAGTAACCGAAAGATCTTCCCACGGCTTAGTCCCTGGATTATACCAGTCATAATTCCTCTCAAGGTTCTTATACATCTGCTGCAATCTTAAAGGTGACTGAAGCTGTTCCAGTATCGTGTTAATATTTGACACTATACTGGCATTACCATAAGCATTTTGTATGACAACCTTAGAACCAACAACCTTTTCCTTCCACAGCAGAATGTCATCTACCTCCCTGGTAGTAAGTGCTCTTTGTGGACAGTGAATGTAAAGCAACCTTCTATTAAACAGTTCATTCGTTGGCAGTACTGAAGCAGGAATAACTGTGCTTGCCCACCAGTTAGATAGGTTCGTAAACCAGATAGGCGGGTATGCCACTTGATCCGCAAGGCCAGTCCAGATTAGCGCATTCTCTGGAACCACCATTTCCTCAGCTTCTGGCCTCTTTTCTATTGCTCTTCCTACACCTGTAATCTCAACAGTGTCAAAGTTCCCGTGAGACCTAATCTTTAGAGTACTCCCGTCTTTCAGAGTAACAGAGTTTCTAAGAGATTCTAATTCCCCAGCCTTCATTAACTCCCTGTGCCTAAACAAGAAGTATTTAGCCAGCGGAATCAGCTCCTGTGCTCTGTCAATATTTCCTCTTCTTACAAGTCTCATATGCCAGGTTCAAAAAATGAATCTCTAATATAACAGCTTACAAGACCATCTGCGGTACTGGCGAAGTAAATGCCATTATATAGAAATGGAGCAACTTCAATTATATCATGCTCTATATGATGAACAAGAGCTCCTGTTGATACAAGATATATATCCAGTATATTTTGCGTGTTAGTTCTCTCCCAGACGAAAAGATATTCTACATTATAGAGTAGCGAGTATTCTGCTGAGTTGCTTTGGCTGTGTCCGACTATATACTCTGCTACTCTAACAACTGGAACCCCACCACTCTCATAAATATCCAAGAACGGTTGATCACCTGCATCACTGTAGACATACAAACCAAGTCCTGCGTCATCTGCAGCTTTCTGTATATTTATAATAAAACGCCAGGTAAAATCATTAAAGGATTCTGCATGTGTATAGGCATAATCCCAGTAACTGTCGGTAGAATCAAAGTCAATACAATCCACACTCCACATAGAGATAGTGACACTATCTGCTGGCATAAAGAGGTCGTCCCAATCTCTAAAGTCCTGTAATGGAAGATCTCCTGCCAGGGCATACAGCTTCGGCAGTTTCTGAGCTAAGTATGGACTAAAGAAAGCGCTCCTTCCAGCTCGCTTCTGTCTAAGTGTTAGCTTAGCATCTATTGCATCAATAGAGAAGTCGCTTCCAGCTACGTTCTCCCACCTGATTCCGAAGTGTCTTCCTGACAGCGCTCTACCAACTGGTACAACCATTCCTTCTGACTTCTGGCTGTCAGCAAATGGCTCAAGACTTCTGGCAATCCAGTTGCCTTCATCATCCCTGACTTCTATAGATTGATTCCCACTTGCTTCAAATGATACAATGAGCTTGTCAATTCTCTTTTGCTGGCTAAAGCCGAAGTCAGTTCTTGGAAACTCGCACCAAGCAAAGATGTCTTCCCCATCATCTGTTTCCTGTGAGTCAAGGGTATAGATGCCAATACTATTAGCGCCCAGAATTGTGCCATCATCCAGCTTGCACAGGCTGTTGAAGTCAAGACCTACCTGGGTAGTTCCAACCCTGAAAGTATGTACCAGTCCTAATCCCATATTACCACCTGCTGTGTCTTAAGATGTAGTCGTCGAATCTGTCGTCTGCAGTTCCATATCCATCAGCAATGAGAAATGGTAAGCTGCCAATAGCTGATCCCTCAGGGATAATATACCCTTCGGATTCACCTTGAAGCTCGACCCATATGAAATCAGCATCTCCCAACACTCCTGTAAGACCATGCGCAGATATTCTGATTTTAGGCCACGCCACCGCAAGAGTTGCGATCTTTCCAACCCTCCCGTTTGCGCTTGCAGATAGTCGTGACAAAGTTGCTTGCCCAAAATAGTTACCATACGCAAGACACTGAAGGGATGGAAACGTGCCTTGTCCTGTCCAGGCATGTGCTCCTCGAGCATCGCATTCAAGTGTAGGAAAGTCGACAACAGCTTCGCTGATCCCAAGTGTTGCCAAGTATTGGCCTGCCGGGATGAGGACATATGCTGTACTTGTGAGATAAGCCCAAGCGTTGTCATAAACTCCATTTTCTTTTGCCAGTGGTAGGGCGTCAACATCTTCAATTACTCCCGCTGTTGCATCTAAGATTACCCACTCATTATCAAGCTCTCTTCTGTAAGCAACCCATGCATGACCTATACTATTATAATAGCCAAAATATGTTCTAAGTCTGTCACCAGGAACTCCACCAGCTTGCAGTAAGGAATGCAGCAGCATGGCCATGTCTTCGCAGTCGCCTTGACCAGAATAAATTGTACCTACTGCGTCATACCAGTAATCAACAACACCCCATCTTACACTATCTGAGGTGTAAATGATATTAGCTGTAATCCACGTAGTTGCTGCTGTAACCTTGTCTTTATCAGCCATTTTACATTCCTATAAACAGTTCATTAGCAAGATCGACCAAGTTGGGATTCTCTTCCAGAATGAAGTAAGGCTTAAAGCTATCTGCAATATCCTGCGGTTCTCCTTGTAAGAAGGAATGCGCTTGACCTGACAACCTCACCCTAATAGCTGTGAAGATCTGGAATCCTGTTCCAGAACACTCAAGCTGCAGTTCCATATTCATTCCAGAATTGATCTCTCCCTCAGTTCCATAACAGTCAATTACTGGAATGTTTATATCAGTTAGAATCCATCTACCACTTGCAGAGACGGAGAGCTTTGGCCAGTTCAAGTCTGCTCTTTCATTATCAGATTGATACCCACCGCAGACGAGTCCTGGTAGCGGTTTATTTAACCAGTTGTTGTAGTTCTGCTGCCATCCTGACGCAGCGATTTCAATGACCGGCCAGTCTTGGATTAAAGCATTTCCTCCAATTGCATCAGTGTATCCAGCAGTGCCGCAACCTGTAACATCTCCATCTATATTTAAGTAGTCAAGATCGCATTCTCCTGTGGTGCTCTCAAGTGTTGAGCCTCTTCCAATCTCGACAAACATTCCAAGATCTTGCCACAGGGTGTAATTATCCAGGTTAAGATTTGACTGATAAGGTGTCCAGGCTGCGCCCTCACTCAGTTTATAGAGCAGGTCAAAGTCGTTCCACCCCTTTCTCTTCAGCCTAATATAAAGCTCTGTTGTCGAAGTGTAAGTGGTAGTCAAGCCACCGTCGCCACCAGTGGGTGCGGCATAGTCTTGTGTGACAGCTCTTGTCCATTTTGTGTAGGTGCCGCTTCCGCCCCTACCAAATGCTACCCTCCACATGGCATGGCCAGTAGCACCAAACGGCAGATTTCCAGGCACCAGTCTCAGTTCAAAGCCGTATTCGTCCAACTCTGTTGGATAGACTATATTCTTAATTGCCAGGTCTACATTACAGTCTTCTCCAACATAGATGTTGTCAAATGTACTGACCCCTCTCTCAGTTCCATCTGGTCCTGGGATATAGATAGCATTGTCATAAACCTGAAAGTCCCCTCTTGGAGGGTTGCTATTCGGCCTGGAGAGAGTCCAGTTGTCAAAGGCGGAGAGAAATGTTCCATCTGGTGCAATGAAGCCTTCACTGCATATCAGCGGAATGAAGTAACTTGGAGGAGCCCAGGGCTCATGTGTATCTCCACAGACAATATTGGAGCATACTAAATTGTTTTCATAGTAGCACCCATTTGGCAGTTCGAAGAGCAAGTCTCCAATACTGTCATCTTCATTTACCACATACCCTTGCATTGTGTCATACCAGGGAGGCATAAACCAGTTGAACCAACCCTCAACTTCCATTGATACATAGATTGGCTCACCGCCACCTACTGCTGTGGTGTAAGAAATCGGATCGCTCCATACTGTATTGGCCTGTGAGTTGGTGCTTCCAAGACCATTGAACGTAGCTGGAGCACTCGGCGTACCTGTCTTTCCCCTTCTAATCCTGGCATTGGTAACAGTATAAAAATAGTCACCAGCATTAGACGGATCAAAGGAAGACTGCTGCGCTGGACTCATACCAGGAATGTCAATTCTTTCCCCTGACGGCATAATCCCTATATACCATATTTCCAGCACGTCTTCCTGCTGAGCACCATCTCCAGGTCTTGTACCGCCAGGATACTGGTATTCAGGAGGATCATATTTAATTGCTATATGTGTAGGCTCTGGAAAGTAAATAGCCTGTGAACCGCCGCAATATAGTGACATATTTTAAAAGGGGGCCGAAGCCCCCTCTCCCTTATGACGCAGGCATCGAGATCGTAAAAGCGTCGATTGTCGTGGTTGCTGACTGGACAATGGTTGTGCTGGAAAGGTTCAGCTCGGCTCCGGCGGTAGCCACAGCACCGTCAAATCTGATCTTGTCAGTACCTGACCCCGTATCGTAGTCGTTGTCGTAGAACCTGAACCAGCCAGCCGTCCCGCCAGTGATTCCGTCACCTTGCCAGGTTTCGCCGCTTGCCTTTGCAATGCTACCACCACTGGAATCACCAAACTCAAGGCCATTCGTGGCAGAGCCTGGCGTAAAGGCTCCACCACTTTCAGTAATTCTCAAGAGCTTGGTACCAGCTTCAGCAGCATCCGCATTGGCAGGCTGACTGCCGGAGTAGATTTCAAGAACACCATCTGCCATGATATCCTTGAAGCTTCCATTATCTCCGGTGCCCGCACCCAGCAAGGCATTCCGCAGTGCTGTAGAGACACGCAAAGCCATGTTGTTTCTCCTTAATCTTCAAAGATGAAGAGAACATTTTCGTTCCTGACAACAGCAGAACCTCTACTGACATCAGGGTACTCAATCTTCTCTTCAGTTAGGTTAATAAATTCTCCTCTTGGCCCACCTACACATAAACCCTTAGTAGTACCAAAGACCAGGTATTGGGAATTATCCCTTAGACCTAACCTCAAACCTGTGACTCTGTCAGCTGCAACAGCGTAAAGCACAGCCGGATAGTCTGCGACAGTGATCAACTGCATAGCGCTCGGGTCAGTACCTTGGGCAAAGTATATTCTTGCCGAATCGCTTATATACATTCCATCCTGTACGGCCCGCATCAGTCTAATCTTTGAGTGAAAAGGGATTATACATCTTGCAGGGTCAAACCAGTTATAAGCGTATGGCTCAGAATGATAAATATCATTGCCTTTAGCAATCCACATCCTGCCAAAGGCAATCTCCAATAAGTGTCCAGGAACAGGATCAATGACTGTCTTAGTGGAGTCTCTGCCTGTGTAACTGCCGGCTACCCAAGCGTTGTCGACCATTTCTTCTACATAACCAGTTTCAAAGCCATTGCCGTAATACAGTCTCTTACCATCTCTGACATATCCCATTCTGTTTGGGTAAACTAAACTTCTGAGAGTGTCAGTACTGCCGAGCTTATCTACTGCTACAAGCTCAGCATCAGAGCCTATAATTTCTACACTAACAGCGTAGCTTCCCATCGAAACCAGGCTATGGAAGTTGCCCGCTTGGAGCTGCCCAAAACCTTTCCGTCTGCCGATTCTGCCTGTTGCATCCAGAATGACATTCCACGTTGCTTGCAGGTCAACCAGTCCGTCGTCCGGAGAGTACCTTATCCTCGCCGGGTCTACGAATACGTTCAGTCCCTGGCTTGCCCTGTACAGTGGTAGCACCTTTGCCATCTTGCAGTCCTTGGAGGTTAAGCCTTAATGAGTTAGTAACAGTGCAGTCAACAACGTCGCCATTTACTGCATCCAGCTTGATAGTAATTGTGCCAGATTGCTTAGCCAGTTGTAGGTAGTTGTGTAAGACTGCTGTGATGTTGGTAATTAAGAAAGAAAACTTCTCCTTTTCCATCATGCCTCCTATGCATCCCAACAGCTTGAGACGTGCGGAACTCTGTTCCTGCTGACCCAGGCTCTGGTTGCATTGATTCCAGAATGTTTACTATTCCAGTTAAAGGATGCGTCGAAGTGTATTCTTGTATTCACTTTTCCATCATCCTCACCGTCTTCCTTCTGGTTGTATATCAAGAAGGCTGCACCATTCACCAGACAGCGATAGTGCACCTCTTCCGGAAGCCAGTCGGGTTCGTCGTTGTCACTGGATAATACTGGGGGATTCTGATAGTAGATGAGGGCCAGACTGACGGAAATCTCAGGTATATACTGATACCAGAGATTGCGGCCTTCCAGCGCTACAGCCTCAAGCTCACCGGCACTATCCATGCTTTCATTGCCGGTTTTGCTGGCGTATGCATCAGCAAGAAGATCGAGAGATGGGTACACTTCCAGATCGTAATTCAACACCCTTGATAGCCTTCCGCTGAAGCCACCACTTACATTTGTCAGGGGAGCATATGCTTGTCCTGCAATCGTGGACACTGATCCAAGGCGCTTCAAATCCGGGAGTTTCACTTCTCCCGCTGTGCGAAGTGCAGCCTGATGGATGAAGTCGTCCAGTTGTGCTGAGCTATAGCTTTCATCCTGAATCTCGTTCGCCAGGGCGGCTCTTAGCTGTGCTTTATTCATCTTCAGAATCCCCCAGTAAAACGTCAAACATTGACAAACTACTTAGGCATCATAAAGCTGGGATGCCAGAAGCAGCAGTCGGCCACGCCCAGTTGTCGGAGCCGTGGCTGTGTAGGTTGCGTAGATGACCGGAACAGTTGCATCAGCGTGAGTGATAATCACACCAGGTGTACCGGCCGCCAGAGCTGTGAGCATATCACCGCCAGACAGGTAGCTGTATCCAGCGCTGCCCAGGGTAATATCTCCAGTTTGAAAAATCTCATCGGCGTCAACCACTGACACAGTGCCACCATCTGTAACATCGTCAGTGGCGATTGTGCCCAGGCCAATGAGCATGTCAGGTGTCCCATCGAAGACTTGCACACACTGGAAGACCGCTTCGTAAAGCAAGGTGATGCTTCCCCGTGCAGCCGGGAAAGAGAAGAACACTGCTTCATCACCGTTTGCCTTGTAGTCAATCCAGCCAGAAGTCATCCAGAACGGGTTCATCCAGACGTGATCACGTTCGTCCGTCCTGCGAAGGTCTTTCATAGCCATGGGTTAATTCTCCTTTACATCGGTAAAGTGGGTTAGTGGATGATAGAGTACGCCGCGAAGACGACGAACTCACCTGAGGTTTGAGCAGTGCCGACCGTCACAGTTACCATCCCAGAGGCTTCATTAAGCCAAAGCCCATTGAATGGAATCCAGACATTGTCTGTGATGACTACAATATCCCCAGCCCGCTTCATGCCGACAGCTGTTGCTTCCGCGTAGGTAGTGTCCAGGAAGTAATCTGCATCATGGGAGATGCCATTACCCACAAAGCCAACCTGCACGGTATCGCTGCTGCCACCATCCTTGACAAAGAACCAGACATCATAGATGAAGGCGAAGCGAGGAACTGGAATCAGGTCATACTGCTCATCCGCAGGAGACTCCAACACTTTGCTTTTGGCCAGACGAAAGTTGTCTGCCGAAGCTCTGGAGTACATCGGAATACTCATGTGGAAACCCTCCTAAAAGTTAAAGGATGAACAGTTTACTGCAGACGAGCGCCCCAGGTGGAACCGACGATGATGCCATAGTCTTTGCCTTCGAAGCGGGTCTTCTTGCAGCCGAAGATACCACCACCTCTGACCATGACATATCTCTTGGCATCCTTCTCATAGGGAACGAAGGACATCACTGAGGACTTGCTCTCCCCTGCGCCACCCCAAGCCCAGACAGCGCCCTGTGCGCCGATCAAGGCGGTTCTGTAAACGCCTTCATAGGCAGTGCTGCCTTGGATGATCTGGGGCATACGCTCCACTTTGGTGATCAGCATACCGTTGTAGGAGATCTCGACTTCCGGCATCTGAAGTTTGTTCGCCGCCCTGAGCAGGTCACCCCACTCGCCGATGTTGGTGTTCTGGCGCAGTGCATCAAAGACATAATTGTGCATCAGCACCCGGTAGTAGTTTCTGCCGCTCAGACGCAGCGGACGAACCTTGTACCTTCCATCCACTCTGGGGTCTGCGACTTCCGCCCTTTGCTTCATTGCATCCAGGAAGGTAAGATCAATGGTATCTGCGTTGGTCAGAGCAGCTTCGTTGGCCTTCTCGTTCATGATCAGGTGATGATCACTGTCAGGTTCTTCGATCACATTCCCGAAGGCCGTATCTGCGGAGTCCATTGCCTGACCACAGAAGACGAAGGAGCTGTTGCCAATAACAGTGTTGACAACCAAATCTGACAGTTTGTCAACCCACCAGTCTGACAGGCCATCCTTGCCTTCCATCATCAGGTCGTAGGGAACCCGTTGCTGTTCCATCTTGCCACCAGTGTCGACGGCGTGGTTCAGCTCCTCGATGGAAGCCTTGAAGTTGCGGAAGCGCAGTTTCTCTTCCGTTCCTTCGACCGTACGGTCGCCCACTGTACCCTGACCGATCAGGGGCAAGCGGATACCGAAGGTGATTTCGTCACCCTCTCCCTTGCCAAGCTCTGTCCTAATTTGGACAGGTGCATCAGTTCCTTTTCCTGTCATCCAGTTGAACTCAACTGCCGGCAGGATCATTCGGAACAGATCACGTGCCCACCGTTTTCTGGTCAGAGCGTCGTTCTTGAGAAAACGAGTTTTCGGAATCATTTAAAGTTCCTCCTAATCAAGTTCTCCCGCCAAGTACTTGTCGTAAATTTCAGGCGGGACTTTTCCAAGTTCATCTTCCGGTAGATTGTCGATCCGCTCAGCAGTCCAGCCAGTCTTCTGTGCATCTTGGGAACCTGTAAAGGGGGCAATCGACCCAGGTGCCGCCGGAGGCTTACCTTTAGTCTTGTCTTTGGGTTTCCCAGTTTTGCCCTCTTCACCAGTTTTTCCAGCCTCACCTGTCTCGGGACTGGCTTCCTTGGTGTAAGAAGGGTGATACTCTTTGATCAGGCCGTACAGGTATTTATAGGGATTGGGTTGTGTCCAGATGTGCTGTTCGACCCTGAGCGCCGCGAGGCCGAAATCAATCCCCTGATCCTTGACAAGCTGATCAGCAACGGCAGCTACAATGTCCTGGGTGTTGCTTTCTGAACAGACGTCTGCAACGTCTTTGTACTGCTCCATTCCAAGCATCTGTTCCAACATCAGGTCATACATGCCACCCCTCTCAGCTGAAATCTGTTTCAATTCAGCCTCGATTTGCTCCGCCTCTCCAGGACCTTCAAGCTCCACTTTCGTAGGCTTGTCACCCTCGCCACCACCTTTGTCTTCCAAGTCCTCATCATCGTCGTCAGAGACCCTTGAAGTTGCCGTCGCTACCAGCTTCCCTTGATTCCTCTCCAGCCTTTTGACTGCAGTATCCAGGTTGGCCAGTTGCCGTTTCTGTGAAAGGGACAATGATCTGTACTCCGAAACCTGCCGCTGCAGGCCATCGTACTCGGACTTCTTCAGTGTGACGGTTTCTTCTTCTTCTTCAGCAGGAGTGTCAGTAGGCTTATTACCTTCATCTTCCCCGCCCTCGTCAGTATCTGTTTCGGTGTCCTGAGTACCAGCCTTCGAGCTCTCAAGCGCAGCAGTCAACTCATCCTCATAGGAATCGTCAGTATCAGTGTCCTGCGTGTCGTCCTTGATTACTTGCTCTCCCATTGGTTACTCTCCTTTGCTTCGATTTGCAGTTGCTTTGACTTTCATTTCTTCGATTTCTAATTCCCTCTCTTTCAATCTAAGTTCTTGTGCTCTCACCTCCTCCCAATAAGCAGTCACTCTCTGCTTCACAGAGAATGGAACGTTGAGGTAATCTAACAAAATGTCTGGTGGAATCGTGCCAGGATTATTATGTGCAAACTCTCCAAGCACGTTCGCTATATAAATCCTCATACTTGCAGTCTCAGCAACCTCATCCACTTCTACGTCAAATTCAAGAGCTGAAATATCATTAAACCCTTGAACTTGCGGATTCAGTTGGCTGTTGATCTGCAAAAGCTGCAAGCCAGTTTGACCAGTAATTCTAATAACTTCTGGCTCTCTGACAAATTGCTGAATTAAAGACAGCAGGAGCCGCGCTGCCTGAAATCTCGACTCTCTGAAATTATCGAACAAGATGTACAGCACAGCGTAGCCGGTCTGCTGTCTGGCATGGATTGTAGATGTTGCTTCCCTGCTGGAAGTCTCGACGCCCATTAAGTCGTCATGAATACCACCTGTATTCTTCATACTTTGGTGGAACACCTGATCCAGCATCTGATACACAGGGCTTATCGTCGGCTGCTGCTCAAACTTCACCTTGTCAATACCACCGCGCTGTACTTCAAGGTGAAAGTTCGGTTCTGACGAGCTTTGTTCATAACGCTCTATGTCAAGGATAACTCCCTGCTCATGAATCAAGATCCCCTTAGGCAGCGTTTGTAATAAGTGGATCAACTGCCGTCTGATCGTGTTCAACGCCCTTTGAGGGTCTTTCATCATAGTAACAGCGCTGAACCAGGTGTTGTTGTCGTCATCCTTGTACGCACCGAAGAGGACGCCTGGGATGCCAGCCCAGTTCAAAGTACTGCGTCCTTCCTCTATAACGTACTGGTCGCTGAAAATCCTATAGAAAGGCGCCTTCCTATAAGATCTCGTAACGGCCTCAGCCTCCCACTCTTTTATCTGCTGAGCCGACATAGCAAATACCTCATTGCCATCTGAGTCGAGTGGGATACCTTGGGAGACGACCTCTTTAAATTGCTTATACTCCTCTGCTGTCAGTCCTTCAAGGACTCCAGAAATTGGGTTCACAAACCAGAAGACTTCCTCATACTTGTAATACCAACACTCTATAACTCTATAAAGATCCTTTGCTTCATTCCAGAAATATGGGCCATCAGGTTTCGCAGGCGCATTTTTTAACACTTCAGTAGGGAAGTTCGGTGCCAGTATTTTCAGCTCTTCTTCGGTTAGCCACTGCTCCAGAAAGATGAACCTGTGATCTCCATCAGGCCCAAGGTCAAGACTGCTTGCATTTGGATCAAGGTAAAACTGATCACTTCTCCACCTTTTAGATTTAATCTTTGGCTGGAATGGATTGCTTTTGTCTATCCAGAACCACATTAAGCTTCTGCCGCCTTTGCAGGTATGCTCGAAGCACTTGGTCTGCTTTCTCTGTATCTTCAACTTCTTCTGATAATGCTTTAGTGTGCCATTCATCAGCTCTGTCAGAACTTCGTCCTCTTGAGTGACAGGCACCACCATTGCAGTATTCGGACTCTGCGCTGCAAGACCAACCAGCATATCAATCTTCGGCTTAACCTCATTAAATACTGGATTTGGTCTATCCTCTGCAGCCAGTTTATCCAGCACCGATTGTGTATCCTGATCGCCGGCATAAAACTGGTAATCTTCCAGACTTTGATCTCTATAAAGAGTTTCTGGAATACTATTAACAGAGTCAGAAAACCATGTCAAAATCTTCTGGTGTTCTTTACTGACATCCGCATCAGGATATATCTCAATTTGCTGAGCTCTTTCTGCTTGAGCCATGTTTACACTCCCATCCAGCTGTGACTACCTCTTGGCTTTTTACCGTAGTTACTGGGACCCGGCTGAGTAACTTTCTTTCTTCCCTTGTCTTTGTTCTTACTCCATGCTTGGTGAGCGCTTCCGTAAAAGTACTCGGAGATAGCCAGAGCATCGGCGATGTTGGGAGAAGCAAAACCTCTCTTCTTCATATCATCCTTGCTTTCAAGCTGAATCGCTCCGTTTCGAAACTTATATGTAGGACAAGATAGCTCATTCGCCAGCTCGTGCCCAAGGTGAATGTCAACTCCACCTATCTTTACACTTTCATCTGGGAAGCTATACCTTCTATGAAGGCAATTCTCTCTGATTTCTCCCCAGAGTTGATCTCTAAGTCTATGAAACTTTTCAGGTTCCCACGCCTTCCAGGCAGTATTTACCCCATGAACCTTCTTATTGCCCAGTCCTCTTGGGTCAGTATGGTGCCAGTCAATAACTCCACCACCTACACCAATTTCATCTATACCAACTCCAGAGGCTTCAAGATCATTAAACTTTGTCAGGATATGCCAGGCAAGCTCAATAGTATTGACGCCTTTGTAAGTATCCCAACCAAATATCTTCATCCCTCGCCTGGGAAGAATAATGCTATCATCTTCCCCATAACGAGCAACATCGACACCCAGATAAAGTGGCCAACCTTCATCAACATCAATAGGATTGCCAATACAGTCAACAGCCCAAGACAGAGGAATGTAAGTATTCTCATCATCCAAGGGCGGTTCACCCGCAACCCTGATTCGCCATATGTTAGAATCTTCGCCATACTTGTACCTAAAGTAGTCAACCATCTCCTTGGTGACATTCTCACTATCACGAGAGTCCCAGTGATGCTTTCGCCATTTCTTACCAATCTTTGGATCAAACTGTGTTTCGTGAAAGTACCCTGTATTTTTAGTTGGGTTTCCAATAAGTAAAACCCTATTGTCCTCTTGCGTCATAGCACCTTCAAGTGGAATAAAGACTGGGTCTGGCACACCACTTGCTTCGTCCACAACTATCAGAAGATGTTCACTATGAAGGCCAGCTAATGTTTCAGCTTGTTCCTCTTTACTGGCTTTAACAGATGGCGAAATTGCCCTGCACCACCATTCTTTAGGCGCCTGCTTGTGGAACATCTTATCTTTCTGCAGTACAAATTCGTCGGCAAGAACTGAGATTCTAAGCCACTTTGAAAGTTCTGACCAGAGAATGTCAGCGAGCTGGCGCGCAGTTGGAGCAGTACAAGCAACCTTTGGATAAGCTCTTGTCGACATAAACCAGAGGATAATCCAGGCTGCGAAAGCGTCTTTTCCAGTACCATGACCACTCCTTATACTTGTTCTCTTCGATTTACCGAAGTCCGCAAGTGCTTGAGCTTGCTGTCTGGAGGGCCCTGGTTTTGGAACCCTGCTCCAGTCAAACGCTTCCTTGACAAACAGTAATGGACTTGCAGCCCATTCAGCAAGCTTTTCTTTTACATAGTGAGCCATACTAATCTTCGTATCCGATCATTCTTCTTATGAACTTCTCAGCATCTTCCAAACTTGAAAATTCATTAAGCGTGTCCCACTTTCCTGACTTCTTTTTACCTTCAACCCAGTAAGGCGGATGTGTAACAGTGTGTCTTTCCTTCCTATGAATGATTCTACCAGGGCCAGCGATATCACCAGGCTTTAGCCCACCAGATATTTCGCCTTCTACTATCTTTCTTGGCTTCTTTAAAATTTCTGTAACTGGTGTTTCATAGGAACTGGTTCTTACATATCCAGGCTCTATACCTCTAAGCCTAACCATTTTTACAGCTTCTTCGGTGAAAGGATCAACAGCTCTTTCTGACATTGTAACATACTCTTCGTCCAAACGAACTTTTGGCTTAAGAGATGTTGGAGTAGAAGCTTTCGTTCCCTTAAGGATATTTTCTTTCCTTCCTTGTGAAAGCATCTTCTTAATCATGGCGTCAGTTAGTTTAATAACCTTCTTCTCGCCAATAGAGGATTCACCTGAAGCACGCTTCTTTCCTCTTCCACCAACATCAAGTGCAGCAACCTCTTGAGGAACTCCAGTTCTCTTTGAATAAAGACTTAAACGGTTTTCAGCTATTCTTCTATGAAGGCCTCCACCTTCTTTAACAGATTTTGCAATTTTTGCTGCTTCTGTTAATACTTCCGGCAGTGCTTCCTTTCCTTCTATCATAGCTTGAGCTTGTGTTCTTCTGAAGAGATTCCCAAAATCTACAGCTTCACCAGCCTTTTCTATCTGCTCACCGACCATTCTGGCATGTTGTTCATGAGGAGCAACCCAATATCCTGAAGACATATAATCTGGCTCCTGTCTAAGATTCTTTGCGACAGATCTCATAGTTGCACTTCTGACTAATTCCACGTCATCTGGATCAGGAGCCCACTGTCTTCCGTGTGTAAATTCATGCCCAAGTATATTCTTTACCCCTCTTCTTTTAGAATAATGAGCATACGGAGTAAGCAATATTTCCTGTGTACTGGGTATGTATTTTGCGGCAAAATGACCCATTCCACCACTAACAAATTTAATGTCAGATATTCTATCAAGTTCTTTCTGTGGTATAGTCTTGAGAAGCTCAACGCCCTTTTGTATAATTTCTTCTGGAACCTTTGTAGCTCTGCCTGTTCCGGTAAATCTTGCGATAGCAATCCTTCTTCCAATATTAGCAGGGCCAGTTCCGGCACCAGGGCTTCCAGCTAACATGGCATCGAACACTGCTCTTGTCACTTCTGTAGAAGAAACATCTCCTTTTCCTCTAAGAGCAGCACCAACCTTTGCCATATTCTCAAGAGGTTCTTTAAAGAAAGTCTGATATATGTGCCTGCCCAGTTTACCCCACTTTCGCAGATTCTCCACGTTCTGCTCGGTAGAACCAAGCTGCACAGCTGCTCTTGGCTTATTAGCCATTAGTCCTTCAACCTTTCAAGGAGCTGAATGATTTCATCATTCCTGTCAGTGATACTCTTTCTCTTCTTCTTTGCAGCTGGTAGAGGTGCAGGAGCTGTTTCAACTTGCGGATAACCACTTCTCTTGAACCTCTCAAAGAGAGGAGATAAATGACTGACATATCCAGGTTCTTTCCCAAGAGCTTTGCTAATGCCAGTGTTAGCTTCAATAGCTTGCATCAGCTGAGGATTCTTTGTCCTCTCAGCCTCTATGAGAATATCCTGGATGAAGTCGCCCTTCCTTCCATACCCATAGCCAATAGGCATCTCAGCACCTCATCACGTTTTGACAATTTACTGCAAATTTGCAAGAGTAAAAATCAACTCAGGATCAATACTCTTAAACTCAAAATGAATATGAGGAAGCATTGGTTTCCCATACTTCTTTGAGATATCTTGAGCAAACCCAATAGCACTTCCTTCTTCCAGGTGACGATTCAAAAAGTCTGGGTCGGGCGCCAGGTAGAACATATAAATCCTGGCTTTAGGACAGATAATCTCACATCCAGTATAAGTGGTATCTCCTGCGTAGGGATAAACCACTCTGGATAGTTCGCCAGTAACTGGCATGATAACCACCTGTCCAGGGTCACACAGGAAGTCCAAACCCGCATGTTTTCTGGAACCCCTCGAAGCACCATAATGCCCATCTCCAGCGCCATCACTCCTGATTCCTTTTCCTGTTGGGCTACGCAATTTTAACTGTCTCCTGTTTAAGTTCGTTAATGGTTTTGTCCCAGCCCTCTTCTACAGCCGCCTCAATCTGGCTGATGGTGAACTTTCTCTGGAATGTGGCCTTGTCCCTGACAAGAGAAAGTCTGATGTAGCCCTTCATCTTCTCAAAGATTTTCTCCTGGTCGTATTCCAGCATCACCTCTTCTGTCCTTTGAGGGCTTTTAGTACCAACCCAGACTTCCCTTAAAATTGCGAATCTCAGGCCCATCATGCCACCTCATTAAAGATTGCTTTTGCTTTTTTGACTATTTCATCGATTACAGCAGACAGACTGCCAGCATCTGTATGCTCAGATATAAGCTCATCTAAGACAGCATCTGCTATTTGACTGGGACTGGCGCCAGCAGAAATGTTTCCAAGTGCCTCTCCAGCGCTTCCGGTGTCAGTGTGCTGTGCCAGCATCTCGTCCCAGACTTGATCTGCAATGTCAAGCTTATCTTGTTCTGTCACTCCAGAACCTTGTGTTACAATCTGAAGACCGGCGCTGTTAGTTGGAATTACCTGCACCTGATTCTGTACCAGTATTCCATTCTGAATGTCCCAGATATTATTGTTACTTCCGTCCAGTCTTACTGAGTACTGCCCATCTTCAAATTCAACACTATATGGAGCCAGAATTTCAACAGTTCTGGCATATGTGATTCCAGCAATTGTAACCTCAGTATTGTGCTTATGTGTATCTGGTTGGGTTATTCCAACTTCACTATCTTCCCAGCTCTTTAATTCAAGCCTAAAAGCATCAGTATCAAGGCTGTAAAGAGTACCAGATACAAGAGTCAAATCTGTCTTTGGAATAGAGATGACATATGTATTTAAGTCAATACTAATTGCCATTCTTAAGTTTCCTCAGCTGGCCGCGCAGCCGTTCATTCTCTTCCAGAATCTCATTATGCTCTTTGTTCTTGTTATCCAGCATCAGTTGGAAGATTTGCTGTTGTTTTACTTTCTCTGCTTCCCACTGCTTCTTTTGCATCTCCATTAATACTATCCTATCCTGGAGATCAGCATTTATTACCTCAAGTTTCTGGCAATGCTCTTGCAGTGAGGCAACTTTCTTTTCAAGGTATTCTTCATTCATCTTTTATCATTACCACTGTTGCGTTATAGCCAGTTATTTCTGAGACAGTTCCACTTAAAACTGCTGTCTTGAACTTTCCGGTTCCAGTTCCTTTTCTTACCCTACCTTCCTGTATCGGCTGGTCAGCCGTCAGCTGCTGCGCCTTATTCAGTAGGCCACCGGCGGTAGTAACATCGTTCACCATTACTGTTCCCTGTGATAGTGGGCCGCCCGATCCAGCTTCGTAATATACTCTTGCTCCCACAATAGCATCACCGTTCTGATCTTTAACAGTAAACTTCTGCCATACTCTACTCTGGGTGCTGTCTATCAGCGTTCCAGTAAATTCTGCTGTTCCATTCAGCGTCCATGTCTTGCCAGTGGCGAT